CTACATCAATGGTAATGTACATCTTAACTCTTACCATCTGCCATTACCTCTTCAATCAACTTGTCCAGATACCACTGGGCCTTCTTCAAATCCTCAAGAGGTTTGTCCTTGTAGTCAAAACGCCACAGATACTTGAGGATGTTTCCCTGTAGGTAGTATTTGAAGCCATCGTTAGTGGCTGCAGAGATAGCATGAATACACTCAATGCCTGTCTGGTTGTAGTGTGGTGGGCTGTTTACCATGTCCACATTACTGTAGGCTTCCTTGCCAGCTTGCTCTGCTTCTTCCATCATCTGTTTCATGTATGCCTCGTGTCTCATGCTGTACCTCCTGTCTTAGTGTTAAAGTTGAGATGAACTACGTTACCGTCATAGGTCTTCTGTACTCCAATCTCGTCCTCTAGTTCTACATCAATCTCCATCTCGTTGTCAATAACATTCATCACATAATCATGCACAGCATTACGCATTTCTTCTTGCTGTTCCATGAGAGGTACTGTGGCGCACATCATCTTAACGAAATGCATTACGTTGCCATAGTCTTCATCGTCCATTGGATTCTTGGGGAAAGCCATAATAGATATGTCTATCTCTCCGTTCCACTGTCCATCCTCATCAGCGAATGGCCTAATGCGAATAACGAAATCCTCATCTTTCAGGTGGTCTATCAACTCTTGCTTTGTCATTTGTATCTCCTCTTCACTTTAGTGCCGCTAAACTTAATGAACTTGCTGTGCTTGTTCTTGCCTTTCTCCTTGAGCCAATCCTCTGGTATGATACGGTCATAGTATAGGAAGCCATACTTGACACACCATTCAGCGTATGTAGACTTGGCACCCTTACGTAGCTTACGTCTGCTGCTTTCAAACACGAACCGCAAGTCTAGCTTGGGGTGTTGCTTCTTGATAGCAAGGTGCTTACGCCTATCAGCCGCTGTGAACTGGCCCTTTGTCTCAATTATAATACCATTGTCCAGCACAAAGTCTGGAGTATAGGTGCGGTAGGCTAAGTCTTCCCACTCAATCTTGACCTTCTCATATAGATATGAGATGTTCTGTTCGTCAAGACAAGAGGCAACCTTTAGTTCCAACCCGCTCCTATATCCGTACTTACGCGCCGCTCTAAACTGCTTGTGGTCAGCCAACGACTTCTCCTATGTATGATACCATCGGAGGGTTCTTAGCCTGTGACTTAACAGCAGGTCTTTCTGTCAGGGTATCCCAACAGTCAAACCTGTAAGAGCAGAACTTGCATCCACTATTGAGTACCTTGTTGCCTGTCTCCTTGCCCCGGAACTTCTCCACGACAGGTTCAAAGCAACGCTTGAACTCATTAGCTTCAACGGTAGCCACGGTATCTTGTATCTTAGCTACCTCTGTGTCTACATCCAAACCTGTAGCTGGTACGTACTTGAACTCGCCGTTGGCCTTGTTCACTACCCACCATCCACCTGCCTTCTTGTCAGCAGCCTTGGCGTAGCCAGCAAGCTGTGCCACATAGCCAAAGCCATCACCAGCGGCAAGTGAATCATACGATTCAAACTTGTTCTGGTAGGACCAGTTGGATGCAGATTTGATATCATCAACAGCGTCATTGATTACAATGTCGTACTCACCGTTGATGCTTGTGTTGTCTAACTCCAGCGTAACTTTGTCAGAGTCTTGGTATTCCACACCCGCTTCTTTGAGCAAGCCTTTGAATACTGCCTCTACAATGTCACCTATCATCATGTTCATAATGAATGTGGTGGGGAAAGGGAGAGCGACTTCAGGCTTGTTCTTGTCATACCAAAGCTGGCAGTTAGGTCTGCCTACATTTGACATACGTAGCCTGAAGTCATCTCTCGACTTGCCCCCACCGAACTGACGCTTCAGTGCATCTGCTACATCAGTGGCTACCTGCTTGATGGTATCCTCTGACATAGTGCTGTTGCCTTTTACAGCAGCAGACATGTACTGATGCAACGCCAGTTCAGCAGGATGCTGCATTACGCTACCTCTTCTTCTACTTCAACATCCATGATGTCGTCAAGGTCAACGTCATCCAAGTCTGCATCGTTCTTGCTGATAGCTTTCTCAGCATAGGCATTGATGATGTATGTATTGTAGTTCTCAATCCATGCCATGAAGTCAGCGAACCTGTTCTGGTCATCCTGAGACAGTTCAACCGTCTTAGTAACGTCCAGACTTACGATAGGCAAGAAGAAGCTACTACCGTTAGGCAGCTTACGCTCCTCAGTCTGTGCGGAAATGGTATGCTGCACAGGAAGACGCTTCATCTTAGCCAGCTTACTGAAGCAAGTGCCGACAGTCTTGAAGGCATCACGGTTGTCAATCTCCCAGATGAATGGGGTAGCCTCAAGTTCTACAGAGTTACCGCTTGCATCTACGGGGTTGATTAAGTCAACCGTGCCAAGCACTACACGAACACGCTTGATAGAACGGATGAGTTCTTTCGTAGCGTCAGGCAGTGACTTGTAGTCTTCAATCCAGCCAGAAGGCTTGCCGCAGTTAAACCCACCATCGTTATCCTTCAGGTCCATGTTAAGGTTATCAGCCATAACGGTCTTGACGTAACGGTTGGGGGTGTTCCCAGAGGCCATCACAAACTTCTTGTACATGAAGCGTTGCATGAATGGGCGCACTGCAATATCCTTGGCGTAGTAGGTAGGTCCATCTGGAATCTCCAGCTTGTAGTGACCACCTTCAATCACCTCCATATTTACACGCTTACCATTCACCTCTGCTTCACCCATGATAGGTGTGTGATGAATACGCAGACGGGCTAGAGTGCTGGTCTGCTGCTTAGTAGACCCACCCTCGTGGGCAATGCCCATAGCTTGAGCCATTGCTGCGTAATTGTTAGTGTCGATTGTTGTAAGTTCTGTCATGTTTATATCTCCTTTTTCTGAGTCAAGTTCCATAGTTATATCAGGTTACATCCACTACGTCAAGCCAATTATCTCCTATTTTTGCTTCTAATAGTAGTGGTACGTTGAACACCACACCCCAGCGGGTTGTGATGAGTGAAGGTAGTGCATCATTCGTAGCCTGTATGACATTGATTACCTGCTGTTCTTCATCAGGGTGTACATCAATGACGATACTATCGTGTACTGAGTTGACCACACAGCTACGCATGTCCTTGAGTAAGGCATCAATGTGTAGCAGTGCGACAGGCACGATATCAGCCGTGGCGAATGACTGCACCGGATAGTTCTTTATCTGTGTGAAGTAGGACACAGTGCCATTGGTCTTACGTACCACGTCAGGGAAGGCGAACTGCCTACCTGATGGTGTCGTGATACGTCTAGTGTTTACAGCTTCTTTAGCCAGCTTGGAGTGCCAAGAGGCCACGCCTTTGTACTTTTCGTTGAAGTGCTTGTAGTACGCCGCTTCTGACTGTGACCTTCCATATCCACTGGCACCGTAGAGCGGTGCAAATGTGTGCGCCTTTGCATCTTGGCGAGTCGTATGTTGACCAGCATCGGTAATAACTTTAGCGGTGTATGCATGTACATCAAATCCAGTAGATACTTCTTCAATAGCAACTCCATCTTGTGATAGGAATGCTGCAGCGCGGAACTCAAGCTGTGCAAAGTCAGCTTCCATTACCTTACCACCAGCAAACCGTGATATGAATACCTTCTTTACAGGGAAGGTGCCGCCTCGCGGCATGTTCTGCATGTTAGGGTCAGCACCAGAGAACCTTCCAGTGGCAGTGCGATGCTGTAGCAGACGGACATGCAGCTTACCGTCTTGCTTAGTGTGTAGTGAAATACCATCCACAAAGGATGACAGGTATGTGTCTACGGCAGACAGCCTACGTACTTTAGATAGGAAGTCAACTGCATCTGTCATACCCTTGGACTTAGCGACAGCCTCAAGCAACTCAAGATTAGTCTTGCTGGTACTGAAGCCATTGGCACTGGCCCACTTTGCTGATGGTGGCTTGAACTTTAGTCCAGCCAAGTTTTGACTAGGTATAAGAGTATAACCAGCCCCACTACAGCGTGGACATTTATTTGTGTTAGCAAATGGGCTTCCATCTTTCTTTACCTTTCTTATTTGTCCTGTACCGTTACACTCACGGCACTGTTCTGCTCTTGTCTTGTACACACGCTCTGTGCCGCCAGCCATGAGGCTACGGAAGTCTGCGTCTGACATGTAAGGGTCAATGGCGTTGCCCCAATAGGGCTTGTCCAGTACCTTACGACTGTAGATAACCCAAGACAATTGCTCTGGGCTGTTAAGGTTGATAGGTGTGTCACCCATCAGCTTACGAACATGCACATTCAAGTCGTCAATAAGTTGACGCTTCTCCTGTTCAAATTCTTGACGCACCTCTTCCAGCTTGTTGGTGTCAACAGTGAATCCACGTTGATAGATACGTGACAGACACACAGCTACCTCATTGGTAAGTGTGACTGTGGGCATCAGTGATGCATCAGCCTGTGTATTGAGGCGGTACATCAGCCTGTCAGACAGTTGCTGTGTAGCATGTAGGTCCGCACTTAGATAGGACTCAAGCAACGCAAGAGGTATGTCACGGGTACTATAACCCTTGGCAAAGTATTCTTTCAGTGTGTCCTGTTTACGTGTGTCAAGCAAGTACCTGTCTGCACATGCCTCAAGAGACAGTGGCTCTTTGATACCGCGCTGCAATACATACTCTGCCAGCATCGTGTCAAACACTGGGCCGTCATAGGTAAAGCCAGACTCCCACAGCCACAGCAAATCATGTGCTGCATTGTGCATGATAAGAACGGTGGCATCGTCCAGAAACTCCTGTACCAATACATGTCCATTTTCATCAGCATCCACCTCACTGTGGTCAAAGGTAACGATACGTTCAACACCTTGGTCAGTCAGCATACCCACCATAGTCAGTGAGTTCTCTGGCTCAAAGGGGTCAAGGTGCATCTTGCCACCACGCTTGGTGACGGTGTTCTCTACATCAAGTGTTAGCTTCATCCTTCATACCTCGCTGTCAGATAGTCCAACTCACAGTTCACCATACCGTGCCAGCCATTCAGCTTGTTCTTCACGATGTTCATGTGACGTAGTGGGCTATCTTCTTCCTGTCCTTCAACTGTTGGTGACTTGCCAATCAGTATCATCAAGTCAGCCTCTGCAGCCTTACCTGTACGAGAGCCTTCCATCATAGACTGATTAAGCTGTGAGCGTCCTTCTGCCTCTGCTGATAGCTGTGACATGTAGAACACGGCACACTCATACGTCTTGGCAATCTGCCTTGCATGAATGGCGCAAGCCTTGAGTGCCTCATCGGGGCGTGAGAAGCCGCCAGCAGTCTGGAACTTGTCACCCATGTCAAGAACAAGGATATCAGGCTTGTACGATTTGCATACGGATTCAACCCATGCCATGTCACGTCCACCTGCTTCCTTAATCTTGATGTTCTGTCGCACTGGTTCGTACAGAGACTTAGCCATAGCCATGTTAGACTTGACATCACGTGCTGACATACCAGCGGCAGCAGTGAGGTATCTAGCCCCAACACGGTGGGTGGGTTCCTCATTACATAGGATAACACACTTGGCTCCCTGTGATGCGAACCCACCCGGCGCGGCAATCAAACTGGCGTGGAAGGAAGTCTTGCCAGTGTTGGGCCGTGCGCCGACCTCAATCAACTGACCAGCACTAACGCCCTCTACCTTACGGGCTACGCTTGGGATATTGAAGGACCACTTAGCCTCCAACTCAGCTTTAGCCATAAGCGTTTCAATACTGATGTCATCCCACTCAATCTTCAGGTTTGGTGTGAAGTCATCCCCGTATTGCTCAAGCAGATTACGTAACTGCTCAAGAGTGCTGGCTGAACCGTTGACCATATCAAATCCTATATTGGCAACATCCTCACCTATGACTTGCTGGAACAGCTTGGACAGCACTTCCTGTGCTACGTCCTTGCCCATAGGTTGCTCACGCTTAATGCTAGAGAACAATGCAGCGTAGGCTTGCTTCTGGGCAGTCGTGAGGGTAGGATTGTTCGACATGAACAACGCTTCAATCTCATCTGGTGTTACTGTACGCTCATATCTATCCATAGCTGTGTCGATAGACTCTTTAATCTTCCGCACATCTTTGCTGAACAAGCGTGTTGGACAACGCGAACCACGATGGTCATCATAGAACTCCTTATCCATTAGGCTTCTTATCAATGTAAGTTCCATTGGCTATTCTCCTATCTGTTTGCGGAGAGCGTCTAGCTTCTCCATGTCTGTCGGGTTTCTGTACTTTATATCATCCACCAACCTCAATACACGAACATCCGAAACGTGTCCACGTAGTTCTTTCGCCATAGCAAGTGTCTTAGGTAAGGCATCGGGGTCTAATGCTATGACTGCTGTTGAGAACTGTGCAAGATACCTTCTATGCGAATCTTGGAGAGATGTACCAAGAAGCGCAACCCCGACAAAGGAACCATAACCAACAATGGCTGCACTCACACAGTCCTCAACAACTACG